GATTCCAAGAAAGCTTCACAACATTTTTAATTTGACCACGATTTAGACCTGCAGGAGAGAACCATGGATCATTTGTTGCATCAGTGCGAACACATAGTCCTGCAATATCTGCATTTAGAGGCACCCAACGATATACGTTGTTGTACTTGTCGAACATATATTTCCAACCAGAATCAAATACTGCATAAGAAGATGAACGATTTATGTTTGTATTTTTTTGTGTTATAATTGCAGTTGTTTCAGATCCTGAATTATTAACTACGTTAGCAGAAGATGGTGATACGAATGCAACACAGTCTTTTCTATATTCCGCAATATTATCAATTACATGTTGAGCTACACTTGGACTAGCATCACCAGTAACCAGTAGCGAAACATCAACAGAATCTGCATCTTTTAGCTTATCCCATGCAACTATATCATTTGCATCAGTTGCTGTAGCGTATACACCACCCGATAGTGTTGTACCGTTTGCTATTGCAGATGTTAGTCCAGAGACTCCTACGTATGCTACGCCGTTTGATGTTGCAGTACCCCAATTTGTTGTATTTGCAGGATGTGCTAGCCAACGAATCCAATTTGATTGAGAAGCTAAGACATCAACATAGAAGTTCGATGAGCCATCCCAATTCTTCGCATCAGATGCAACTGATAGATTTTTCCATGTTTCTAGAACAGCTCCAGCTGCATTTGTTCCTGCTGGAGTTCCTCCTGTTGCAATTTGACCAGTTGCATCGATTACAACAATATGAATTTCATCATTTGATGTTCCTCTTGATGCAGCATATTGCGATGTTCCTGGAGCCGAATCAAAAAACGAATTGTATGCCCAAGATGAAAATAGAGAGGCGTTGCCGGCAGGACAATATGCTACTCTAATTGAATTTCCTAAGCTACCTGGATGTCTTGCTGCAACACCAATGAAATTTGTAGCGGCCCAACCGTTGTTTGCTGTCGTAGTCGATCTAAAATTGCTCAACCATTGATCGTTGTTTTCTATCAATACGCCAGTTCCATTTGCTGTGGCATTTCTTAGACTTGAATTACTTGCGCGAACAACTTTCAAGTTGTTTCCGTATGCCAAGAAGCTAGCTGCCGAAAAGAATGATGTTGCAGAATTGTTTGTTGGCTTACCAAAAATGCTAGCAAGTGTATTCTCGCTATCGACAGTTATGACGGTGTTTGCAGGACCCCATTCAAAATCTCCAACAAAACCACCATTTGTAGTAGAAACTGCAGGAATTATTGTTGTTAGATCGATTTCGGTTGTAACTACACCAGGACTCAATTGAAACGCCATTGTTTACTCCTTTCAGAAGTAGAAATTTTTGACAAATATATGTTATTATTTATCAAAAAACGTTTTTCAAAATCTACCACGCCAATCATAATCATAGCTATCTAACGGAGCTTTCAATTTACGTTCTTCAACCCATTGTCTTTCGATGTCCGCTATTTCCATATTCCTATCATTTATGCCATCATCAATAATACCGAATGGTACTAAGTCATCTTGCGATATATTTAGTTGTTCTTTTTGAAGCACAGTACGAATATCGCCGTTTAAAGACTCCCTAAAGTTTCTTTGGGCTATAAACCAAGCAAAAAGAACCAATGTCATAGCCAAATCGTCATGACTACCCTCTTCAGCAGCAAAAGATTCGCGAGTAGCTACAAAGGTCATCAATTCCATTATTGTATCAGAATCCATGATCAATAACTTATCGCTTTCAATCAATGTTTTTAAATTGGAACAACCAATTCTCTTTGTAGTCACAGATGTCTTGACACCAAACTGTATCTTTTTTGTGTGTCCAAATGACATTTGCTGTCCTTGTCGAGGCTTGATTTGTATCTTGACAAGATTTTCGTATTCAAGTTCATGATGTAAAATATCAGATATTTGCTGACCTATATCATTAATTTCTACCAATACATATGCATTGTTATATGCTGTAGCCGCATTAAATATAATTGTCGGATAAAGCAAAGGTGAAATATCTTTATCTCTATATTTGGCAACTTGTTTGTATGGTATACTTGTAACATCTATAATCGAAAATGCCGAATAATCAAGACCCTGACCTCTTGATACATCAACCGTGATAACATAGGTATGACCAGTTTGAGGTTCTTCGATTATATCAAATCTACCATCTTGACGAATTGGATTGTTGAATACAAGAGTTTTCAATTTTGCACCAGATATTAATGTATGAGAAGAGCCAACAAATTCTGTATTATGCGATACAACATCATTTGAAAAATACGTAGAGTGTTCTTCTACTCCCACGGGATCAAAAACTTCATAGGCACCAAATTCAGATGAAATATTTTGTATTTTTTTACCAGTTAAAATGTTTTTTTCAGTCAATTCATTTGCTTTTAATAATCCATTGTCAGTAAGAAAAGCATGATTACCTGAACATTTTATAAATGATCCGTCTTCAAAATTGATTGTGTATAAACTATCGACAATTTTTTTCTGAACTCCTTCAAAATTTTTATATCCTGTTGGAGTTTTTATTAAATATCTGCCTTCATTTTTTCTAAACATTATTATCTTCTATTTTTTTCCAAAGATTTTTCCAAGTTTTTCTTTTTATAATTCTAGTTATATTTTCGGGAGTAACAAAATAGTCATTTGAATATGTTAAAGAAAATAATCTATCATAAGACATGGGTATTCCATTTTTCATAATTTTTCCAACACCATCTAAAAAAGGTTTAGAAATATATGATTTAATAATATTTTCAGCTTGTTTTTCTGTAATTTTACTTCTGGGATTATTTTCCCCTTGAGTATTTGCAGAAATTTTTTTTAATGTTTGTTCGTTATGTAATTTATAACCGCTTTTTCCTTTGTTCCAAGGTGTAGTGCCTTTTTTCACTCCACCAATTTTTTTTCTATTATAACCTGAAGAATTTTTATATTCACCCCCAGGAGTTTCATTCCATCCATTTTTGTAAGTATTGTTTTTTTGTATGTGATATATTTCTGCATTTGACGCTTCAAAAACATCACTAAAGGTTTCTATTACGATGAATTTGTGTGGCGGTTTAATCCTTTTATGTGCTCTTTTTCTACCTTTTATATTTTTTGTTAGTCCTACATATTTAATTTTTTCATTTTGATACAAGTAATAAAGATATATCATAAAAATATTTCCTTTTTACCATATTTATAAATCCTATAAATTCGGATTCATTATTTCATATAAATCTTTAATTCTAACTTGATATTCTTCTTTTGTTTTTTTGTCATATATTTCAACAATTGTATCACCGTCAACACATTCAAACTCGACCCTAAACTGATCAACTGATGTATTTCTTATTGTTTCTTCTTTCCATCTTTCATCACGACCTGGAACTTCTGACCAATGAACTTCAACGGGTACATAATTACTTCTCTTGCTTGTAGCATCCGCCCACATACGATAGAAATGATTTAGACCGTTGGGTGTAGACACAACAAGAACCTGTGATGTCTTACCAGAAGAAATTGTAGGATACACAGAATTGAAGAATTGATCGGCTTGATTGTTTGGAACGAACGCATATTCGTCAAGGAATAGAATATTATATGATCCACCACGAACTGCGCTCGATGATGTTGCTGCAGCTAAAACTTTTGATCCGTTTTCAAGTTCAATGTTACCTTTGTTCCAGGTCACAATTCCTTGTTGCAACCAAATCGGCAGATTTTCATATGCAAGCTGTAGACGACTTAATAGTTCGCGTGCAGTTGACCCTTTGTTTGCAAGCATTGCAACACTTGTGTTATCACGAAATAGTATCTGATGTAGAAGATATGCGATGATCGTAGTTGATTTACCAACCTGTCTAGGCATTTTGCAAACGACGAAACGATTCTTGTGAAACGTTTCAAGCATGTGTTTCTGAAAGTTCCACATTTTGAAAGGTACAAGACCTTCGTCAACGTTGACGATCCGAATGTAGTTCAATGCAAAATAAACAGGATCTTCGGAACACTTCATATATTCCTTAACTTGATCTTCTGTCCACTCAATCTTGACGCCTGCGCGTTTTAGATTGGGATTAGACATATATGCAATAGTATCAGCCATTGGTCTGTTGTTCTTTATTTTGTCTTAATAGTTTTTGAAGTTCTGCTGTTGATCCTACAAATACAGCATTTTGAACATTGACACCGCTAGAAGATTTTGGTGTCTCTTCATTCAATTCTTTCATTTTCTTTTGTAGATCAATCAATTCTTTTGTCACTTCTGATATGTTCTTTATCATACCTGCAACAACTTCATATGCTCTTGGACTTTCGCTCTGTTTGGCAACAAAGAGTAATTCATCAAGTGCTTCTTCACCTTTTCTAACAAGATTACGAATTGTTTGACGACTTAGATCATAATCCGTTTGTGTGTCATTTTGAGGTTCTACTTGAACAGAAATCACTTCTTGTTTCTTTACAGGTTCGATATTTAATATCTCACTCAGATTATCATCAATCTTACTCATTATAATCCTAATGTATTTGGATATTCTATAATTGTTTCAGTAAATCCAAAATCACTATTTACGTTTGCTGAAGTAGGATCTGGAACAACTGTACCGATTACTAACTTAATGTTAGATGTATAAGAACTTGATACGTTCCAATTTGCACCAGATGATGCACCTGTTATTTCAACATTAGAAACAAAAGCGCCAAATCCGTTTTTTGAACCATATATGTCTTTAATATACAATTTTCTATTTAATGTATCATGCTCTATAACTTCAGCCTTTGCATCTGGAAATTCGTAAGTTCCTCCTTGCCAAATAAGTTCACCTGTCTTAAATGTATTAAATCCATTAGATTGAAGATTTAGCACATATATTGAATTACCACCAGATGTTCCACTAGTATATGATCCATATATGTTTGTATTTGCTTTTGTAATAATTTTTGAATCTGATATTGGTCCAAATAGCATTGCTTTAACTGTAAAAGTCAAATCAAATATGACAACGCGAGTTGTATCATCGTCATGAGAACTTTCATAATCTACTGTATAACCGACTGAATTTAATATGATTGGAACATCTTTTTTGATACCCATAGAACTTACTAAATCAATGGACAAAGTATAATCAGGATTAAAAATAGGTAATATTTGTTCAACTATCTGCCATCCATCTTCAATATTTCTAACATATATTGAAAGATTAAACTCATAATTATAAGGAACGCCCATGTATTGTGTTTTTGTTGTTGTATTTGTGGCAGTTGATGTATTTCTATTTTGTATCAAACTATTTTGTTTTCTTGTTGGATCATATTCAACACCAACAATTTCAAATGATATTCTAGGCAAAGAAACTTGAATACTTTTTAATAGATTTGGATCACCCTTAATGCGATTATAAAACTTTTCTTTTTGAGCATACACTATTGGAACAAGAACCCGTTCAAGTTCTTGTGTTCCTGCTTTGTTGTATCTTACAAGCTGAAGTTCATTAAATAAAGAACCAAATGCAACGACAATCTTACGTGTGATGCGATGATAGAAATGAT